TCATTGCCATATACAAATGTTTTGCCAGTGTTGCTTGGGGTTATCTCTAACCCTTGTGATCCGTTTTGGTCTACAATCACCCTAACTTCTTGTGCATTATCTACAATAGTTAACTGACCATCATCAGGACTAAAGTAATTTACTGACTCAGCTAAAGCTATTGGTACATAAAACAATCCAACTAATAATATTTTTTTCATAATATCTCCTTTGTTAAAATTCCATGATTACTTGAGTGGATGGCTTATGAGTAATGTCATACCTATTTGTTTCTCCTTTAGGGTATGGCTGTACTTCATATTTAAGTTTGCTTCTTAAAATCTTTTTATCATTCTTTGTTCCATGAAATAAAATGTATCTATGTTTCCTTGATCTTTCAATATAATAAAAATCATCTCCGTGCTTTTCTTTAATAGATTCTAAAGTCATGCCATCACTAATTGTTTTGCTATGCTTATGCTCTTGCCCTTTAATAGTCCAGTCAACTCTTTTTTCGGATAACCCTGTGTATAAAAAATTAGTTGCTTGGTAAACATATCCTACATGACCTTGTGCATGATCAGCATAAGAAACTACTATTGTAGGCTTGGGCAATAGTTTAATAGAGCCTGAAACTAACATACTTGCTTGATTTTTGTCGTTGTTCATTAAACAAAGTCTATTCAACTCTAATACTTTATCTGAATATTCTTTACCACAAATACCCATGCATAAACTTGGAGAAGCAGGCATCCCGTAAGTAACAACGCCAATTAAAGCATCTCCATCATATAATCCAAATGCCTTCATAATATGAGGTATTCTTTTTGCGTAATGAACATTCAACAACCAGTCATAAGTTTGGTTTGATTCAATAGGAATAATCTTCATAGTTGATCCAATACCCATTCTAGCATTTCACTTTCTTTTCCGTACTTTTCTATCCAAGTCTTTGGGCTTGTATGGTATCCATCTTCACCTTGATGATGATAGTGGCAAAGAGGTATTACCATAAAGTCATTGTTCTTTTGTCCCATCCCCATACCTTCTCTAATGTGATGAAGATTGCATGGAGGTGGATCAGATACATCATGGTGCTTACGACAAATGCAACAACCAAACTCTGACAATTTGTTTAGCCATTGACGTTCGTCTTTAGTTTTACTTTTCTTTTTACTCATCATCTTCCCTAAATCTAAATCCATATTGCATCGCCCAACTCTGGATATTTTCTTGATATTCTACCATTTCTTTTGTATTGAGTTGTGATGTGCTTTTTACTTTAATAATAGTTTCACCGCCAACTTCAATCTCAGATGATAAAAATTTATATTTCATTAGCGCATCCATCTCATCTTCTTCGTAACCAATATAATCACCAATGGATCTTAACAGCTTCCAATACCTAGAATTTTGATCAGTGGTTCTGTTAAATTTATATTCACTCAACTGCATTCTCCAAGGTTTGGTAAAGTCTAACCCTTTTATCATGTCAATGATATTGTTTAAGTTATCTTTTGTTATGGTTTTTTTGACGACCATTTTTTACCCTCCATTGTCTAACTGATTCATCCCACCCAGAAGATTTATAAACACCACCATCTTCTAGCTTTATACGATAATTAACATCCATACCAAATTCTTTAATTATCTCTTGAGTAAAACTTTTTAAATCTTTTTTATTATCTGACATAATATTCCTATGCGTAAGTTAATGATTCTGGATTAAAATCAAAATTCCAATGACCCTCATACTCGTAATGTCTTTGCTTAACTAAATACAGTTGTGCATCTGGAATATTGACAAAGTCCTCTTGACTAATTTGACCCAACTCTAAGCGTTGATCTCTGTGTGTTCTATGAACCACAAACACATTGTCCACAAGATTTGTTATGTGAGTTGATCCTGATACAGAATGTTTAGTTGGAGCATCAGTGTATTCACTATTAGATTTTTTAGAATGAGCTACCACAAATATATGAATATTTAAATCTCTAGCAGCTACACAGATACGATCAATAAATTTCTTCTGCCCTTCGTAATCATCCTCAGCAACTCCACACTTCATGAGTGAGTCCACAATCACAATCTTGCAATCGAGAACTTCCGCAGAATAGTAAATTACGCTAATTATGCTCTCAACTCCAACTGTGCCCTGCTGATCGTAAAGATAAAGCTTACCGTCAAGGCTGTTAATCTTTTCCTCAATAAACTCATTGCTTGGCAATCTTGATCCAGACATTTGTCTTAGTAGTCTTGCTAATGAAGACCTTGGTTGCAACTCAAAAGATGCAAGCATGGTCTTGTAATCTTTTTCTAATAAACCTAAACTCATCTGGCTAAGTATCATTGACTTACCTGATCCTGAAAATCCAGAAACTATTGATGCTTCACCTGGACGAACTCTAAATCCATCGTAAGTTTTTTCCCACGGTAGTGTCACACCTTTATGGTAATCACCATTAAAATATTCCTGTACCTGTTCTATATAGCTTGATGGATTGTGTATGTTTGTATGTTCATCGTTATCTCTTGTGGCAAAATAACTTTGAATCTCAGACTCCCTTACAATCATACTTTTTACTTTATCGTTTAGCGTACTCATAACCCTCCCTTATTAATCTGACTGACTCTAACAATCTCTTACGGTCACCTTCTTCTAAAGGTTTACCTTGAGCAAGTTCAGCTGCAACAACTGCTACCAAAAGAACTTCATCTTGTAAACTTTTAAGTACCGCAAAAGGATTATATATTTTTCCTAATGGTTTTAATAGGTCTTTTCTTTCTGGGACAATATCATCCAGATCTAAACCTACTGCTCCAAGAATAGATGTAATGTCACATCCTGCAAAACAGTGCATAAGAACTCTACCATCATCAGCAAACTTTATAGAAAGACTTGCTAACCGATCTTCATGCGCTGGACACAAGCAGTTGTAAGAATTACTTTTAGTAGTTTTACTTACCTTACTAAAATGTGAAAGTAGCGAAATGTTCATCTCCTCTCCTCTCTTCTACTCTCTTCTCCTCTACTCTCCTCTCCTCTACTCTAGACGAGGTATATACTTTGTCTAGGATTATCCAGTTACCTAGTGATTTTAGGCTACTTTCAATGTCTTCAACTGACCTTCTTAGTCTAAAAGATATAACTTTTATTTCTGGAAGTTCTCCGTTGTGTTGACTAGCTAAACACCATAGCTCAATCAGTGCTAATTTATTCTTATCACTTAGCTCTGCATAATCTACATCATTAAGAAGATCACCTCCGTACAACTTAAACCAATGCATCTTTTTATTGCCTTTGGGATTTTTAAGCTTGTAGTGCTGATGCCTATCCCAGTTCTTAATTTTCAAAATAAACACTCCTCAGTTTTATCCCACCAATCTGGTAAGGATGATTTTTCTTTTCTTGGTCTTTTTGCTACCTGAATAATTTTACAATCAGGTTTGTTCTGACAAAACCATACTGCTTCTTTTTTACTTTGGAAAGCCATTAATGGATCTCCAGTAAAATCTAAAACTTGATGTGTAAATAATCTAGTCATCTAATTTTAAAATTGTCTTAACCTGAAACTGACGAACCTTTGGTATTTCTGCATTAGGAGTTTGCGCCCACTTAGATACAGCCTGAACTGATACATCTAATTCCTTGGCTAACTCTCTCCGACTGTTGTTAAACATTTTTATTACTTCTTTATATTTCATAAAATTCCTTTAATTAAAAAGAGGTGGCGCTGACCACCTCTAAGTTGTTAAGCTATCTCTAGTTGATTAATTATGTTTCCTTCTACATCTATATAATTTAACTCTAAACAAGCTTCCAAGATTTGTTCAGAGCCAATCCCTACCATCTGATTATAATTTTCTTGAACAAAAATTAAAACTTGTTCTGTTTGATCGCTGGTTAGTGTTGAATAAGCTTCAACACCATTCTTCCATTTTTGATCAAGAACCCAATTTACATCATCTCCTGTCCATACTAAAGTTACTTCAAAATTTGAATCTTTTTTACCTGACATTTTAAATCTCCTTCATTTTGCTTACCAAAGTTAGTAAGTCCCTCCACATTACTACCAATCAATTTAGTTGTCAAACACTTTAGTGAAATAATTATTTAAAATAAATGAAATAAGTTGTTGACAACTTTGTTTCAATAAAGGATACTTCTTTTGTAGGTTAAATAAACAACAAAGGAGTTAGACATGAAATACCACATTTTACAAATTAGTTTAACAGATGCAGAGGTAGATTTAATTAACGAAAAAGGTCATGATGCTGTTGCAAGACACGCTAGACATTTAAACGAAGACATTTTAATACATGACTATGATCATGTTGCAGACATTGAAGCTGATAGCCTAGCTGAAGTAGTAGATCTTGGTAACGCTGACATTGATCGTTACAATCATCCACAAATTAATATTGTTATAGATAATCCAGAGCAAGGTCTTGCTAGTATTAGTGAAGGTGACATTATTATAAATAGCAAAACTCTTAAATGTTATTACGATACTGGGTACAAGTTTATAGAATTAGTTGTAAGCCCAGAAGAGTTAGAAGGATTGCTTTTTAGCAGTCCTACTAGCAAAGCTATTATTATGGAAGAGGCAATGGCGTAAGCCACCTCTACAAAGGAGAATTAAAATGGAATGGACAAAAGAATTAGAAGAGCTTTACCAGTATGTGTTTGAGCAACAGCCGTCAGAAGTTGAGATGAATCAAATGGCATCTGAGTATAAGGAGGCAAGCAATGGATAACCAACTTTTTAAAGTTTACGATGAAGCCAACGATCATGTTGGCTACATGGTTTATATAAATAAATATGTATATATTCCAAAGGTAGACTACGAAGCCTTAGCTCCAATCTCTTTGTACAACAAATATAAATCACCACTAACGGAGAAACTGTAATGGAAAAAACAGAAAACTTTTTTTACGATAGGCGTGAAGGATTTTCTCTTAGCCTATTAGTAACTAGTGGAAATAAGTGGGTTACTTTTGCTAGGCGCAGATACATTTCTGATGGCATAGAATTGCAAACAGTTAAGGTTGCCAAAGATGACTTTGAAAAATATTGGAGTCCAGTATCTCTTGAATGGCAAGGAATGCAAAAGCTACAAACAAGAATGAAGTGCCTTAAAATGATGTTAAGAAAAGCCGATTACGGAAACCTTAAACATAATAATTTGTACAAAAAAATAAGAGACGAAATTAAAAGTTTGAAACAAAATTAACAACGTGTTACAATAAATTTTTTAAAGGAGATGTTTATGAAACAACTAAAAACAGTAGACATAAAAGGTAAGGCTTATGTCATGGTCAACGAACGTATAGCTCACTTCCGTGAGTTATACCCACAAGGAACAATCATTACTGAGTTGCTATCATCTGTTGATGGCACTCATACTTTTAAAGCTACAGCAATTAATGATGGTACGATTTTGTCTACAGGTCATGCTTCTGAAAAAGATGGATCTACCTTTATCAATAAAACTTCAGCATTAGAAAATGCAGAGACCAGTAGTGTCGGAAGATGTTTAGGTATACTTGGAATTGGTATTGATGCTTCTATAGCATCTGCTGAAGAAGTTGGTAACGCAGTAGCGCAACAAGAAGCTACCCCATCCAAAGAAAAAGTCTCAGACGAACTTATCTCTAACGTAAAGAATAATATGGAAAGAGCTCATAAAGAAGGATCACTAAAAAAGTTCTTCTTTACTCTTAGCCCTGAGATTCAAGAAGTTGTTAGGGAGTACGCTAATGAGCTCAAATCATCTAAAGGATAATCGCAGACATAATGTTGTAACTGCTAGTCAGGGTTATGACATTATTGACAAGCAAGTTCCTAAATTTGAAGAGTACACATTGTTAAAAGCTCCTTTCCAGGGCAATGAGATGACTGCTTATGGTAATCAATTTGAATCAACTGCATTGTCTGCAATGGAAGTTTATTTAGATGAGATCTGTAAAGAAGGTAACGAGTTTCATGTTCATCCATCAGAGCCTATAGGAGCATCAGTTGATGGTTGGATTTATGACCCAGAGATAGATATGGATATAGGGATTGAATTGAAATGTCCTTACACCCAAAAGATTTACCCAAAGATACCAGATAGATATTGGTATCAGGTACAACTACAATGCTTTACCCATGGAACGCCTTATGGTTGGTTTGGTGTTTGGACTCCTGAGGAATTTCATGCAGAAAAGATTGTGTACGACCAAGAGTTCATTGATTGGTATTTGCCTTATGCTCATCAGTTCTTAGAATATGTTGAGACTAATACAAAGCCAAGTAGATGGAAAAAGAAACCAGTTTATCAACCAAAGGAGAATTAGAATGGCTGAGTACAACAACAATAATCGTATGGCAATATTTGCGGTTAAAGAAAAAAAGAATGATAAGTCACCTGACTACACAGGAAGCGTTACTATCGCCAACATTGATTTTGATGTTGCGCTATGGAAAACTGTTAGTAAAGGTGGTCTGACTTATTTAAGTGGTCAAGTGAATAAAAAGGAAGATCAACCAGTGGCATCTAGCGCACCAGTTGCAAATACTGTTGAGGATCTTGAAGACATCCCTTTCTAGGGATTATGGTTACACTTCCCTCAAGAGGCATATGCCTACCATTGTAGTTTGGAATTGGTTCAGACTATAATGACATTGAGAACTTGAGGGTTAGTGTATTACTTGTATTACAAGTATTACTTGTTCATTACATACATTGTTACTTCAAAGCCAAATCTCATTTCTGTAGCTGATGGTTTTGTCCACATAGTAGTAGTCCTTGTTAGTTAATCAAGACTCTATTATAGCAAGTATGTTAATTAGTTCTGACGATCAAACCATTACAAGGAGGTAATGAAAATGATGAGATATAAATTGCACGAAGAAAAGAAAAAGAAAGGTTGGTTAGTAGTTGGAGTGTTAGTTTTTGTAGGAGGTTTAATTTGTCTTGGTGTTAATTCTGTTCCAGACAAAGCTTATCATTGCCATAAGAATGGTTACTTGTTTGAGTCTATGAATGAGGCAAAAAACATTTTTACTAAAACTAAAATTAAATGTATTAATATTGAAAATATTACGGAGAAAAAATAATGGCAGATAACATAAACCCAGATCATTATAGAGGTCGTATAGAGTGCATTGAAGCTATTGAACAAGTGACTAAGGACCTTGTTGGAATTGAAGCAACTGATACAGCCAATGTAATAAAGTATATGTGGCGTTGGAAAAAGAAGAATGGCGTTGAAGATTTATTAAAAGCGCACTGGTATCTTCAGCATTTAATTCAACACATATCAGAAGACGAAGAATTGAAAATAAGCATGGAAGAGTTTATGGCAGAAAAGATCCTGTCGGAAGATGATGATGCTTAATGGACGATTTTTTCTTTGAAGGGTATAGACATACTATAGAGTTTTGGAATAATGGTACAAAAGATATGTATCGTATTACAGATTGTGTGTCTGGAAAGGTAATTAAGGTTGGAGATGTGGTTATATATAATGAAACCCGTCTGAAGCCGTCACAGAGCTCGTAGTGAGGTTTTTAATATGTTTTGATGTAAGTGTATCAACTCAACATTAAACTCCTCACAGAGAGCCTTACGAAAAGCCGTTTTTTTGCTAATCGTCTAATTCTGGGATATCAGCATGAATTGTGTCCACAACTATGTCAATAACTGTCCCATCATCTAAAAATAAAGTTAACTCAGAATCCTGATAACCTATTTGTGCTTCTTCAATGGTTTTTCCTACCATCGCAGAAACCACTTTTTCTATATCCATGATAACCCTTATATGTTGATAGCTGACTCTGACTTTGTTAGCTCTTTAATTGATTTGTTAGATTTAAACCATGTAGCGCATTCCTGACATTGATAACGCTGATAGGTGTAACTGTGATTCTTTTGATACCCACGTTTCTGTAACTTAATAGATCCGCAAGTTGGGCATACCATTTTGTCGGTAAACATATTGTGATTAAGACCATGATTTTTAAGCCAAGGTTTTAACTTCTCAAACAAGTCTATTAACAAAACTGTATCTTGTCGGTTGTACTCTTCCATCATTCTTCTAGCTTCTGGATCTTTCTTCTCTACATCATTCCATAAATGCATTCCAGAGTGCTTAACCTTTTCTCCAATACCTAATTCAATTGATATGTTTTCTAATTTGTTAGATATAAATCTAAAGTTTTGTCTTACCACTCTATATAGATCTATATTTTTGTATGGACTTGGAGGAGGAAGTTTTAAAAGTAAAAAGGCACGATTCAATTCTTTCATATCAAATGACGTACCGTTATAGTGGCATACAGCATCAGCCTCATTAAGAAGATCATGCATATGTTTTATCATCTTCTTGTAACTGCTAGTCCATTCTGAATCAAAGATAACGTCTTCTGATCCGTACCACTGCGCTGCCCAACACATGATTGAGCCTCTTCTTATTATCTGATTAACTGCAACATTTACATCTCTGGTTTGCCATGCTGAAACTACAGCAGGCTTCGTTTCTATATCTAAAAAAAGTATTTTCATTTTATGTGGCTAAAGAATAAATTAGCTTCAGCAGCTCTCCTTCTTTGTAAACCTTTCAATACTCTACCCCCAGAACGACAATAAGCCAACAACACATCTATTGCTCTTTTTTCATCACCTCTTTGCAACGCTGATCTAACTGTTGATCTTTGAAAGCAACCAAGACCAAGATTAAAACAAAAGCTGACCAAAGCATCAAATTGATTTTGTCTAAGTTGCACAGAAGGTAACAAACGGCGTAGTCCATTTTCAAACCGTAGTAAATCTGATCTAAGTAATTCATCTATTTCCCCATGTGATAGCTTCCTATCGTAATTACTATCGAGCACAGGATTGCGACTGATAAGATGACCAACGCCAATAGTCCAATAACCTGAAGGACACTTATAAGCAGTTTCATGTATACCCTCAAAATGTTTAATTAATTTAATGCCAACGTCTGATGTTTTCATTTTTGCCAATGACGACTACCAAACCAAAACCCTATAATGCTTCCTATAATGCCTTCTTCTACTGGACTAAACACTGTACTTAGCGCTGTGCCAAATTCTACTCCAGTATGTATTGCCCAAATTAAACCTGCGATGTCAACGAATAGCAAAAGAGAAACAAAAGCATAGGTGACAATGGGGCGAACACTAGCACGGAGATTATTAACCCAAGGACTCGTTTTTGTTTGGAGCTTGTTGTCATGGTTGTATAAAGCAACTCTTTCAGTAGCGTAAGTTTCCATTTCAGATATACGCTCTTCAGAAGCAAATCCTTTTTCAGCCATTGCCAATGCTCTTTCCATTTCAAGTTTAGCCATTTCCAACTCATGCTTCTGGTCACCTTTTTGTTCAAAAAATTTAAGTAAATTAGGTAAGCCTGATGTAGCAAACCCTAAAATAGAAGATAATACTGTTAACATTATAGCCCACCTAAACTAATCAATACTTTAATTAATAAAAATACGATGCCTGCAAATACTGCCATGATGATCTTTTCCATCCTAGCAAGCCTTGCATTAATGCCGTCATAACGAATGGCACAAACTTCTTCATGCGTATGTAAGTCTGCCTTTACTTCTTGTACTTGGTTGCTTGATGCCATTAGTTTCCCTTCGGTGCGTTATATAAATTGATTGGAGGTAGTGTAAGTTCTTGCCACATAGTTAATCCATTAATAATCCAGATGATGTTCCTGCAGATTGAGCAGGAATTAAAGAACTTCCTCCTCCTAACAAACCTTGACTTGCTTGATTTTGTAAATTTAAAAGACTTTGTATAGCTTCATTTTGAACTTTAGGATCAGGAGATAAAAGTTGCTTTCTTAATATGTCTCCTTGTTTATCCCCCAATACATTGCTTTTTATCATTCTTGTAAGAACTCTTAAAAGACCTGTTTTACCACCAGTGGCTATATCTGCAACATCTGCAACTTCGCTAGTTGCTATGTCTCTTGCTTTTGTTTGAGATCCACCTAGTATTTGCTGTTGAGTATCTTTTAATCCACGCTGTAATTCTAATTGTTTTACAAAAGCACTATAACTTTCTGAGTCAGGAAAAGCTTGTCTTAATGCTTGTCTTTGTTTGTCACTACCAAAAACAGATCTTTCAAAATCTCCTCCTTTAAAATTTGAAAGTTTTTCTTTTATTTGACTTATTAAACCTACTCTAAACGATTCTTTTTCATCAAGATTCATTTTTCCTAATTTGTCTAATAATTCGTCAGTAGTTAATTTTTTGTTTCCAGCTTGTTCTCCAAGAGAATGAGCATCTCTTATTTTGCTTTCGTCTGCAAACTTAGCATTGGCTTTTTTGTAATCAGGGTTATTTTTTTTAATTAAATCATTAAATTGTTTTCTGACAGTTTGTACATCATTTCCTAAAGCAGTTATTTTTCCAGTTACTTTATCAGTTTCTCCTTCAACAACACGATCAAGACCTATTTTAACTTGATGCAACACATTAGTTGGAATGTAATCAGATGATTTAATTTGCTCTAAAGTTGGAAGCTTCTCACCATATACATCAGCTCTTTTAACTGCTTTTTCATAAGCTTCCTTAAAAATATCTCTATCTAAAAAAGGCTTAAAATCTTTTGCTAATAATGATTTGTTGTAAGCTTCTGGGTATAATTTTTCAGCTTGTTCTTTTTGTCTTTGTGTTAGCTTTTTAACGTAGTTGTAACCAAATACATCAGATTCTACTTTAGATTTATTTATAAGACCTGTTGTTATTTCATCAGGAATATTTCTACCTCTTTCTTCTAAAAACTCTTTAGTTTGTTTTTTCCCCACTCCAGGAGTTGCTTGAACTACAAATCCTAATTGTTTTAAGTTGTCACCAAGGTCAGCAATAGTAGCGTTACTAACACCTAATTTTTTATACTCCGCTAATAATTTAGGTATGTCAGCTGGGTCTATTTCATCTTTAGCTAAAATATCAGCCAAAGTTTTCGTTGCAGATTTATTAGCATCTCCAAGACCAAACTTTTGACCAAGGGTTCTTAACGCTGTTCCACCAAACCTTAATGCTTCGCCCAATACAGGAGCTCCTATAGCACCTATTGTTCCTTGTATAGCAACATTTTCTGGGATATCTGACATTTCTTCAGCAGTTCCAACTCCAGTTATTGCGCCAGCTCCACCACCAACACCAGCTCCTGTTCCAACCCTTGATCCAAGGCTAGATGATTGCAGTCCTTTTTGCACAGCTCCCATACCAAGTTTTGAACCTATAGTTTTAACTAATCCAAATGGCAATGCTAGTGATGGTATTATTTCAGCAAGAGTAGCAGTTACAGGAAACTCCTCTCCAAACTGTTGTTGTTTCCCTCTAATTTCATCTCTTACAGCCTTGTACTCATCACTATTAATAGACCCAGTTCTGATTAAAGCTTCTAATTCATCAGCAAAGCCAAAAGTAAGACCTTGACCAGCAGATCTAAATCCTTCTTTTAAAGGACTGTATTCTCCTGTTTTTAATGGAGCAGGAGCAGGAATGTTAGATTTTTCTTGATCTAGTTTTTGTTGCTCTAAATCAAGAACGTTAGTAATCTCTTCATCAGAAGTGCCTGCTGGAAAATAAATAACTTCTCCATTAAACTCAATAGGTACGTCTTCAGTAGTTACTTTTATTTGAGGTAATGTCATTTCAGCCATGCTTATCCTTTAATTTAATTATCTATTGAAACCAAACCTTTGCCAGGAACATACTTTCTTGCTCCATAATTACCAATTATTAATTTTGGATCAACATCGTATTCTTTAGAAAAATTAGCATACTCATTAACCAATTCATTTTTAGTTTCTTGTGCAACTTTAAAAAAGTCTTGAGCAAGTTGATTAAATTGAGCTCTTTGATTTGGGGTTAATTTATCACCTTTTATTTTTACGTTTTTCCAGTTTTTGATTCTGTTTAAAATACCCTCAGATTCTAACGCAACTTGTAGTTCAGACTCTCTAACAACTGAACCTGGGTCAAGCATTTTCATAATACTTGTTGCAGTAGCTACATCAGATATTGGAGTGCCAGACTCTACAGAAGCTTGAATTTTATTCATCTGATCTCTATATTCATAAAATTTGTTATTTTTCATTCTTTCATCAAATCTATTTTTTAGATATTTTGCTCTTTCTATTCTTCCTGTAGGTGAATCATATTTAGCTCCTTCTACTGCCATTGCATCTTCTAACTCTTGTCTTCTTTGTTGTTTTAAAACTTGTTGAGCGTGTACTGGTGCTAAGTTAGCAAATGTTGTTCCTTTTTTATATTCAACTCCAGTATTTGGATTAATTGTACCCTCATAACCTCTTGCTAATCTATCTGGAAGATTGGTGTACTTTGTTTCACTTTCTTTTGGAGTACCAGGTCTAATAAGAACACCATCAATATACAAATCTTTAGTCGTATCAATTTCTTTAAGGTCTGGTTTTTTAGCTTTTGCAATAGCTGCTTGACCTGTAATTAAATCACCATAATTAATAGCTCCAGCCTTGTAAGCTTTAACAAGATCTGTTTCTTGTGAACTAGGAGTTGTAGTTGTTGTTTTTAGTTGATCTTGTGAAACTCCTAAACGTAACGCATCCATTGGATTTGCATTCACTACGTCATACATTGGTGCAACTGCTGTTGGTTGTGCATTTGGATTGTAACCAGATCCACCCATTAAAGTAGATCCTATTGTATTGTCTTGTAATGTTTTTGTTTGAAATGGAGCTACAGGAACTTGTTGTGTAGGATCAATTGATGTTGTACCTGTTGGTAAAGGATAATTTTTTCTAAACTCATCTTGGCTAGCTTGCATATCTCTAGTACGCTTCATGTCTTGCAACTTCTGATTCATCATTGCATCTTGACCCATTTGATCATAAGGACTTTGAGCTGCTTGCATACCAGACAATCCAGCCTTAGCAAGATAGGGAAATATACTACCGTATCCTTGATTTTTAGGTTGCGCTGCATAAGACAAACCAGAGGCTAATAATCCTTGAAATAAAGACTGTTTATTTGCTTTATCTAGCATATCTTGATAATTGCCTTCTCCCAACAATCCCATTTCAGCCATTTGTTTCATATTGGCGCTAGGAGCTGCACCAAATATATTAGTCCCTTGTGGAACTAAGTCTTTTAAAAAATCTAAATTAAATGCCATATTTTATCCTTGGTAACTTGTTGGAAATAACTTTCTTCTTTCATCTTCCACAGAAGCGTATGATGTGAATGGTTTTGGTACGTCAATAGCTAACAACCCATCTCCTGGATAAGTTGACTTTCCTTGTACTACTTGAGTAGTAGGAACATTCATTTGTGCGTCTGGTTGAGGGGTAAGTAAATTAGCTCCAGTCATACCTAATGAAACTTTGTCAGCAGTAGACATATCATCATCAAATTGATCTGTTATAAGGTCAGTGCCTTTTTGAAATACATTATTAGTTCCTGTACCTGGAGTGTCTTTAAGTAAACCAGTGTTTGGTACATTTAAATTTGATACAGATTCTGCCCCTAAGTTTGTATTTGTTGCTAAATCCATGTATTGATTAGACATAGGGTCACCTAAGCCAAAAACAGAATTTTGTGTTCCTAGCATAGACGTTCCATCTGGGGTAAACATACTTATCGTTTCAGGATTCATTGCCCCCATTGTTGTTTCAGCTATAGGTTGCATACCACCTAAGCCTTGTGTAGCAAGTTCAGATGTAAGTTGATCTGATCCAACATTAAACAAACTTTCAGCTCCCATAAGCTTATCGCCTATGCCTGCTGTAGCACCACCAATTAAAGCAGATTTTAGTGGATCTTTTCCTTGTACTAAACCCATTCCTGCGCCTAGCATTGCTCCCATTAACATTGGTTTCATTATTTTCCTCCTCCGCCAGAGCTAGTAGTGGTCTGGTTGACTGGTGCTGGTGCTCCATAAGCTGCAGCTAAGTAGTTACTTAATTGCTGTTGTGGTGCATTAACCCCATACTCGTATCTTGAAATGTCAGCTTCTAATGCTTGACGATCTATATCTTCTTGTGTTCTACCTACGTTAGCCAATTGATTAATGTCAGCATAATCAGCTTGAGCCATTTGAGGCGCAGTAGCAATAGCTTGATTTTGCATTCCACGCTCTGCTCCATAGTTTTGATAAGCTAGTCGTGATGCTGTGTCAGTTAATGATGTTGCTAAGTTTTTAGATGCTTGTGATTCCATTTCACCCATAGCACCTGACCCATATCTGCCTGATGCAGCAGTTCTACTACCAATATCTCTAATAGCTGTGTTAAATTGATCAATTGCCGGTCTTGCTGCTCCTGCCATCATTCCTGAAAAGTAAGGGTTTCCAGCTGATAGATAGTCACCTTGTACAGTGCTTAACTGTTGAGCTTGAGCTGCTGGAAGTAACGGATTACCTCCTAATGCTCTTGACTCAGCCATACCCAATGCTGTTTTTGTTTGTGAGGAAGGGTCTACATAGGTTTGACCTGGATAGTATTCGGGTGCTCCACCTGAATACATAGTTTTTGCTTCATCTAATCCGTATGTTATGTAAGGAAGTATAGCTGGGTCAATGTTTTGTGTAGTAGTCTGAGTCTGCCCTCCACCTCCACCACCTTTAAATAACTTCCTACCCATCTTACCGTTATCAATAGATTGGTTTCCGTCTAACTCTGGAAAATAATCGTGCATCATAGTTTTAGCTCCATTAGTGTGTATTTTGATTGCATTTTATAAGCCATACGCCATAACCTTGCGATAGCTTTTGATTTAGTAGAACCCTGTATTGAAGTCCCACCACTGTTTTTTACCCATTGTACAAACTGATCCCAACATTCTTGGGTATTATTGCCACCTATGTAACTAATGTAGCAAACACGTTGTGATCCAAGTGTAGTCCATTGTATTGTTAAAGCTACATGACATTTGTCTTCATCATCCATCACCATTAGTAGTTGTTGTTGCCCTTGTATCACTAATAGTTTTAGTTGATCTATGGTGTACTCACCGTCTCCCATTTTCATGGCTTGTTCTATGTGAGGAACTGCTTTATCCCAAAAACGGTGTACTTGATTTGTTGGTACGATGTATAAATTCATAAGACTAAATTGGTTGGTTGATTATCCTACTATTATATACCCAAAGGTATTGTCTGCCACATTATTAGGCAGGTGAGTAATAGTTGCCTGACCTTTTTGTCTATCACTAATATAAGGCAATCCAGTAGAACCGCTTACTTGTGATGGATAGTGCATAACTAATTCTAGTGTTGAAGAAGGTACACTAGGTCTAGCGTAAGGTGTTGTCTGTGCAGCTAATGCAGTTAAAGATACATTAGCGTTATCTACAGCACAATAAACTTCTACATAATCGTTAGCGTTTAAATCTAAAGGATGTGTTAGGTTTACATAAGAAGCACCTTCTATTGAACCTTGTTTATCTGGAACAGTTACAGATGCTGCACTGTGAGGAACATCTACACCATTTACTCTATACCACAAATAAGCATTGTGAATTTGAGATAAAGGATTATTAAACCTTCCCATAAATGTTACATTATAATATCCTGCGTAATCCACTGTAACTCTATCGCTTGCTAATGACATAGCATAAGCACTTTCTTCTTCTCCTAAAGCAACTCTAGTAGCTATGTCAGCAGAAAAATTTTGTGTTGTATCATGTTCAAATAATCCATGAGGAAGCTGTAC